AGCTGCTTTTTTTTGACCTAAAAGAAACGTTTCTATTTTCTTTAGAATTGCGCTAACCTTGAACATATTGTATCTTCCTTTGCTTTAAGTAACTATATCTAGTATAGCACTATAGTAAAGATATTGCTTAATTTATTGACGATTTTGCTGAGCTTCTTTAATTAAAGAATATCTATCTCCGGTTTCTTTAGAAACTAAAGAAAATCCATAAGCGGCAGCCTCTTGAACGGCAGCCCTAAGGGCTTCTTTGTCGTCAAAGGAAGCGTCGTTTATTGGCAAACAAATGCCCGCATAAACATCCACATTTTCAAAGTTACCAATATTGATTTTTCTATTGACTCCGCATATAAAAACTGGATTAGTTGACACCGAAACCTGTCCAGCTGTCAAGCTTATAAGGTTATCCATGGGTGAGTCGGAAGATTGTTCGTGAGCTGATTTATTTATTTTAGGCATTGACCTTCTCCTTAAGTCCTAGTACGGACAATGTGGCTTCTACTTGTTGTTCTATTGTTAGATTATCTGTTTGAATTATAAAATCTGCCTGATGTTTTACTTGGTCCGATTGCGACTCAGTAGAATGAAGTCTGTGCTCTTCGGTTGGCAGACGACCGTCTCTTTTGAGGAGTCTTTCGTCCAGAGTTTGCTCTGTTGCGGAATAGTATATCACACGTCCGTTGGGCAACTTCTGTATTGCGGAAACTTCGTTCAAGCATCTGACGTCAGAGATTATAACACAAAAAGGACTAGGTTCTTGATCTTCTTCGAGCGACGATAGGTAGGATCTGTATAGTTTTGTCGATTTTATTATTGCCCACTCCGCAAAGCAGTTAGGATATCCTTCTCTGCAAATATCGCCAACTTTTTGAAGAAAAGATCTTGGCTTTATATCGCCAGATTCTATTGGTGTATTGTAAATTTGATTTACCTTTTCGACCATAATATCGTAGTCTGGCATGTTTCCTATGGGGGTGCCTCCGTAAAGGTCATACAATACGTTGTGTATTGCGTGTTTTTTTCTAGATACTTCGTTCAACCCCTTGATCGTTTTTTTTATCACCGACATCTCATAAAGTGGAAGCGCATAAAAAATATGATCCCAGACCACGTCTTGCGTCAACCCATTGATCTTTGAAGATCCAAGACTGGCTTTTGGGCATATCTGTTCTGCGACAGAAGTTTTTCCTGAACCCGCTTTACCGGCGAGGCCAAGAATTATAGGCATGTTTTTTGTTTCAAAACTAATTGTCATAAGTCAATTATACCACTTCACAATGTAGATTTCCTTTTCTCTAAAGTGTCCAAAAACTGATTGCATAAGGCGTCTGGTTCCCAGACAAAATTTCTTTGAACTTGAACCAATCGAAATTTGAACTCTTCTCTAATATCTTGCACTGTCATCAATAACGGTAAAAGCGATTTATTTTTGCATTTCCAATTTCCATTGATATGATTAGCAACAACGGCGGAATCAGTGTACAAAATTGGGTCCAAGAAATCGGACATACTGCAGATCAAAAGACCGGCTATAACGGCTTCGTATTCTGCCTCGTTATTACTTCTTTTGCCCAAACCTCTTGCAAACTGTGCTATTTTTTTTCTGTTCTTATAGACTACGACAGCACACGAAGCTTCACCTATTTTTTTCTGGCCTTGACCCCTGGATGCTCCGTCGCAAAAAACTTCTATGTGCATTATGCCAACTTAACGTAACAATCTATGTTTCTTTCTTGCGCAAGATCAATTAATCTCTTCTCTTGCTTGGATGAGGTTATGATCATTGTTGACACTAGTGTGTAGTTATTGGATTTATACATGACCTGAGTCGGGTAGTCTATGCTATCCCTGATCTCTGAGTAAAACTCTTCCGGACTTGAAACACATTTGTACAAAGCTATAAATTTACTCATATTAAAAATCAATCGCCTCCTTTTCGGCATGGAAACCTTTCTCTTCTCTTGCGGAAGCTATTTGCATTGACTGTACTTTATCCATCAGCTTTCTTGCTGACTCCGAAGCTATTCTGGAAGACATCTCCATTGATTCCGCCAAATTGACTAGCGCTTCTGCTGTAACCATAGCATCATATTCTCTCTCTGCGGCAGACAAAGCTGCCGCTTCTCTTTCTGCTTCGTTTTTCCCTGTTCTATGTTTTTTATAGACTCTCTTATACTGTCCTTCTGCCAGCTTAAAGTTTGCTCTTGCCATACCAGCAAAACGAGTTGCTCTACCGAAGGCATTGGAGGTTTTTGCAACCAAGTTAGCCAGATCGTATACTCCAAGATCGATGTTGTCCATCTCTGGAATTTCTACAAAATATTTTTTATAGTTGTCTCCCGAACCATACGCATTTACAACTTGGGCTATCTCAGGGCCGAGGAAAGCAGACAGTAATTTCTGTATATGCTCTTGGTTATTATCCGACACTTTCACTCCCTAATATACCAAAGGTATTCTTCCATGTTTGATTCTTTTATTGCGTCTCTTATTTTATCTTTTATTTTTCCTAGATGCTCTCTGACAGTATTGGCGTGTTCAGTTGTTTTTTCTGCTATCTCAGAGGACTTTTTCCCATCTCCATACCTCCATTTTAGCAGCTGCCTTTCCTGTATGGTAAGTTTTAGGAATGGTTCCGTAGCGGTAGTTCCAAGTACCCACATTTCGTCTATCGGCTCTATTGATATTATCATATCCATATCAATCTCAACTGGCGGAGCCCTAAATCCAACTTGTTTTTCTCCGTTTTCTTCTTCTTCGTATTCATCGTTGTCTATGAGTGGAAAACTTTTTCTTCCTAATTGATCTATTAAAAACAAATCAACATTTTTTTTCAACAAATAAAAGAAATAACTGTATAAAAATGCGCTAAAGGGTATTGGTCCTCTTTCGGAATCTTTTCTTTGATACCTTTTGACGCACTGAAAAAAGGTCATTTCAACAGTTTGTCTTACATCTCTTTCATCGCAATATCTTTTTATCATGTAATTAATTCCGTTCATCACTTCATTGACTGTCTTCATGGTCTTGCTGTCTCTTTTTTTCCTTGACAATTTTATTCTTGCGTAGTTGTCTTTGACAAAAAGCGATATGAACCTTCTGATATCGTAGTCTTTCAAATTGTACTTGCCTGTATGTAACATTGTTGTATACTTTGTCAAGAAATTGTTAAAGACTTTCAAAAGTTCTAGTTGAGATTTTTCACTTCCATTTTTTGCTTTTTCTAAAAGGTCTTGCATCTCAAGTTCGCTAAGCGAATAATATTGTTCTTTGTAGGCTGCCATTTTATTTTCCTTCCCATTTATATACTATTTTAGAATAAAAGTCTTTCATATCTTCATAAAAAACTACGTTTGGTACCTGCATCTCTTCGACAAATTCTTTTGCTTCAGACGAATACCTGCTAATGATCATGGTAAATTTTTCAAACTCAATCGGATAATATCTTTTGAATCTTTTTATTTTTATCTTACTTTTATTATCTAGATAACCTTTTATTTCTATCCATTGATCTAAATTGGTAAAATAAAAATCCGGAGTATACGCTTTAGTTCCTCTTTTAATTGGAAACGTAAACACCTTTGGTTCGAATTCGTACTTTATGTCATATGTTTTGGCTATGCGCGCAAAGTTTGCTTCCCATGCGGATCTTAAATTTAGGTCTAAGTCTTTTCTGAAACCAGTTTTTGTATGCTGATAGACGTTGCCTTTACCACCGCTTTGGTGCTACACTATCATCTAGGAGTATGGATTCATTAATGTATTTCTCTGAAATCACCTTAAAATTTGGATGCCTGGATTTTTGCGATGACGTCAAAAAGAAATCCTCCGGCTTGACAACGTTGATGCTCATTGTGGTATCCTTACTTGTGTAATATTCCTTAGGTATATTATACATTAATTTATCAAAAAAAACAAACCACAACCAGGAGGTTGTCATGTCAGCAATGCAAACCATCATCAGCAACTCCACAAACGAGACTGCGGGTTACGTAGTTAGCCTTATTGAAGAGGCTGGATTCACCACGCAGGAAGCGGTGTCGCTTGTTCAGCGCCATGCCTTCGATGCCGTTCAGGATTCCGTGAATAATCCTTCACAAAACTAATCCACCAATACAGATTAACCCCTGTTGTCTAGACCGTTAGGTTTAGATAACAGGGGTTAATTTATTTTAACGGTTCAT